TCATTTCATGTCACGCTTTATGAACGGGTTTAGGGTAATGACTTCATTCAAATAGTCGGGGGCCAGGTGAGCGTAAACCATCGTCTGTTTAATTGAAGCATGTCCTAAAAGCTTTTGTAGTGTGATGATATTTCCACCATTCATCGTGAAATGACTTGCGAATGTGTGACGGAGCACGTGTGTGGCCTGGCCTTCGGGAAGATCAAAAAGCCTTTTTAGGGTTGCACGAAAGGTTTCATAGCGTACACCGGGGAAAAGCTTCCCGCTCTTCACTTTATCCGTGATGATTTTGTGAACATCAGGGCCAATCGGGACAGTGCGATCTCGCCCATTTTTTGTATCAGTAAAAGTCACCTTATTTTGTTGAACGCGAGAGATTGTCAGTTGCGCGGCTTCTTCGTATCGTGCGCCGGTAGCAAGCGCTAGAACTGCTAAGCGATAATAAGAATTCTCTAGAGTATTCAATAAAATATCAATTTGCTCAGATGTGAGAAAAGTTTTTTCTTTGTCGCGGGTGCGAAGGCGTGGGAGATGTGAGAGAGGGTTAGGCGCGGTGTATTGTCCGGCTTTTGCGAGAGCAGAAAAAACACCCGATAAATGGTCATGCTCACGATTAATGGTTACGGGGCTTATTCCAGCATCCAAGCGTGCGGCTCGATACTTTGTAAACATTGCTTTTGTAACGTCGGATGCCCTCGGGTTTCCCAACTCGGTGCATATTCGCAAAAGGTCGCCCTTGACTTTATCCCCAGACTTGAGAGATTGACCGTAAAATTTTGACCATGCCTCGATCAGCTCTTCCAGCGTGCGTGGATCTTTTTTATCCTTCCCCAGCCATTCTTTATTATTTTGCGTAGCAATCACCCAGCGTTCATACTGCTGGGCTTCTGATTTCGTCTTGAACTTACGACGAACGCGCGGCCCGTTGCGGCCCTGCGGCCTAACGTCAACCATCCACTCATTATCAATAGCCTTTATTGTCATTTTTGGCTCATTTCCTCACTGTTTTTTCCGTGCAGCGGAAAAATGCTACGAGTAAAAAGGTTACTCGTTCAGGATAAAATCCATCAAAACCAGCACTATAATCGAATCAAGCCATGAAATTTTGTAGGCGCAAATCCCGCCGGTAGTCCATTTCTCTCTTATTTTCGAAGCGACTAGCCAGCCTTTTTCCCGATTTGGTGGCTGGATATGTTTGTTTGCCCATCAGGGGAGAGAGCCGGGGAAATTTGACCCGCCTCGGGATTTGTATCGCCGGTCATCAGCCATAACGTATATTTTTTAAACTCTTGATTATTAGTAACTTTATCGATTATTGATAGCCCTACGACTTTATCCCCTCTCTCATAATTTTTTACTGTGCTTAGAGCTACACCAACGGACTGGGCAAATCTTGCTTGTGTAAGCCCCTCGGCCTTGCGGATCTGTTTAAGTTTTTCGGCATGGCTTGACATGGAACTCATGTGAGTACTATCCTCTCATTTATGGAACTCAATTTAGTTCCTTAATCTCATAGAATCTCGTCGAATCTCGTCGAATCCAAATAGACCTTTGAGGATAAAACATGAGAGCTGGTAAGACAAAATATTCAGTGACAGACGCTACTTGCATCAATACAGTCCTGTTTATTCCGCAACCTCGAATGACTCTCTCGCAATACGCCCAGATGACCGGGCAAACGCTCCGCCAGGTGCAGCAGCAGGCGGACAAAGGCCGGTTTATTCTTGCGGAGGGCAAGTACGGCAAAGAGCGCGAGATCAACATGGTCGCGGAATACCTGCGGGAGCGAGTGGCGGCAGAAAAAGCACTTCAGTATTTGGAATAGGGGGCAATATGAATCAGCACTACATTGAAATATTCAATCAGGCGCTTGAGTCGTACCACTTCAACCGGGAGAACGGGACAACCTCGCTAGACTCCGGCCTGAAAATTCTAAACAGTGTCGTTACTCATCTTTATGGCCTGGCGTTCTGCCTGGAGGATGAGGAAAGCCTCCGCTTTCTTCGTCTCATTCTGGAAGAGCTGCGCAGTTATAAAATCCCGCGCCCGATCTCCAGATTCAGTACAACGATATGGAGCTAATAAAATGGCCTACGGACCCAATCACCGCTACAGCAAAACACCATCATATTTAAGAGGCATGACCGCCGACGATATCGAAAAGAATGGCTTTAAAGTGCAGTGCAAGGAAACGTTAATACAATTTAATGTTTTACCAAATAGCGATCTTTGCTATGCCTTTCTTGCTGCATTAAAAGACGCCTGGAAAAACGAAAAGCTTTAATTAAGTAATTTCAAAATTACGGCATTCAATTGTCGCGGGATCTCTTTATCTAAAACAAGGCGGGTTATATGAAAAATAATAAAAGTGAAGCGGCGAATAATTCAAGACTACTAACGGTGGCGGAAATTTTCGATTCCGGCGTAGCTACTGGAAAAATGGCAATGTGTGCGACGTTTGGAACGCATATAGCAATTTTAAAAACAAAAATTCGGCGCGACAACCTCACGCCGCGTGATGTTTTGGAAGATTTGGAAAGATGGATAGAAGTAAAGATTGGGGGGGTAAATGACCCACTTTAGAGGCGAGCCTAAATTATCAGGGTTCAGAATCCCTCGCGATGTTTGGATCCGGGCGGTTGCTAAATTAAGCGAATTCATGCGGGGCAAAAAGAATTATTCGCGCCTCACGGCTAATGGCTATTTAGTTATTCGCATGGGGAACCGCTGGAGGATATTAAGTAAAGACAACGGCAATTCATGGTCGATATATACAGCAGAACGTTATAGCAAGGAGTGGAAAAAATGAAACATCAATATAACCCAATCACCAAAGAAGAGTTAAAAGCGAAACTGCAAAGTCATTCGTGCTGGCTTCAGGATAAGGCAACCGGGGAGCGCCTCGATCTCTCTATGTTTGATTTATCAAATATGGATTTAAGGGGGGCGTATCTTCTGGAAGCTGTCGCAGAGGATGCCTGTTTTGATGGGGCCAACCTGTCGGGGGCGGTAGCGTCGTTTGCTAATATGTCCGGCAGTAGCTTTAAGAATGCGAATTTATCTAAAAGCAATTTTAAATTTACTGATTTCTCAGACTGTGATTTTAAAAACGCAAATATTGAAAATTCGATCTTGTGGTATTCAGATTTTAACCGCGCTCAATTTAAAAATGCAAAAATGTACGGCGTTAAGACTTCCGGCGCAAAGTTTGAAGAGGCTATCTTATATCAGTCATTAATCATTATTCAGGGTGAGCGATATCGAATCGCCATTTCCGATAAATCATTTGCGCAGGTCGGGTGCGAGCATCACAGCGCCAGCAAATGGCGAGCATTTACAAAGAATGAGATTCTTTTAATGGACGGACGCGCCGCGCTCAGGTTTTACCCGCGCCTGTTAGATATTCTGGATTTTTACACCGGCAAAGGCCCGCGTCCGGATTGGGTTGGCGAGGTGGCAAATGATTAAATCCCCTTTGCGCTGGGCGGGCAGTAAAGCAAACGTGATGCCCGAATTAAATAAATACCTCAAACCGTCCGAGCGTCTTGTTGATCTCTTTGTGGGTGGTGGCACGGTGTTTTTAAATACGGATTATCCGCGTTATACGCTTTGCGATAGCAACTTTATGCTGATGAATTTCTATCGTGAGTTAACAACTAATACGGATGTTTTTATTGATCACGCAAAGTTTATTTTTGATAACTATGGCGATGAGTCGTCTTATTACGCTTTTCGGAATCAATATCGCCTCCTGTGTGCCTCCCTTGAGACTTATGGCAAAGGTGATAAAGGATCTGCTGCGTTATTATTTCTCTATCTTAATCGCCATTGTTATGGCGGCGTATATCGTTGCAATGAGAAAGGCGAGTTTAATATGGCTTATAGTAAGGTCGGGAAAGCAAAATTCCCCGAAAAAGAATTAAGACTCTTTGCGGAAAAAGCAAACGACACTCATGCAACATTCATTGTTGGTGATTTTCGCGAAGCGCTTTCTATCGTAACGGGGCGGTTATTCACTCAACATGAAACTTTGACTATTTACGCGGATCCCCCTTATTTTTCGCAGGAGGGGAAAAAGAGTTTTAATAAATATGGCGGCAAGCCTTTTGGCGATTCCGATCATGAAGAGTTAAACAATATTCTCATTGGTACGGCGGAGTATTTCGGATCGCAAATCGTTTTATCGAATAGCGATACAAAAGACACTCGCGAGGCATATACGGGGTTTGAATTTTTTCCGGTTGAAACGCTGCGAAAGCTTGCGCCTAAAACGCGTGAGAAGGTGAAAGAGTTGATCGGTATTCCGCTTCCATTCTAATGAGGTGTATTAATTATGATTAATCAAAAGTTAACAAATGAAGAGCTTGATACCTTGATATTAAAGCTGACCGAAGGGTATGAGTTTTATTTTCGAAGCGGTAGACGTCCAGGCGCACATACTATGGCTGAATTATTAACAAAAGCAGCAGCGGCGGCAAATGAATTACTGGATCGCCGTAAGCATGATGAGGCTTATTTTAATTCATTAAATATGGAGGAAAAAACCTGCGAATTATGCGGGCGCACAACGACCCACCCTGAAGGGTGGCACTATTGCAGCGGTAAGGCGAAAGAATGACAAGAGGGCGCTATGCACCAACGCCGCCGCCTCCGTTTAAGGGGGGCGGCGTAGATAACACGGAATATGCGTACCCGTGGAATTATCCACGCAAAGCGATCGGCGTGGACAAAACACCGGCACACGATCCCAGGGAACTGGCGGCAGAGCATGAATTCTGGCAGCGGGCGAGGCATGCCCTCCACCCGTTGCCGCTTTTTATCCGTCGCCGCATGATGGCTCGTGTTGAGAAATCCCACGAAAAGAGCGGTCGGTATATTGCCGATCTGACGCTACGCGATATCGTGCGGCGTGAGTTGCCGCACATCAGCGGAGTAATGAAGCGGTATTCCCTCAGCCTTAACCGCCACGCGGATCAGGTTGATGAAACGCCGTTTGCAGATCTGGATGCGCTTTATCATAACTTCCCCCAACTAAACGCCTTGCTAGCCCGCTTTAACAGCTTGCCGGATTTCTCCCCGGAGGATGTGAAATTGCTGGCGCAAGACGTTGCGATCTACGTCCGCGCCGTTATGGCTGAGGTTAACGGGGATACGGAAGAGTTAAGCCTGAATGAGTCAGCGCGGCGAATGTATAACGAGGCGATTAGTATTGCTGGCGTTTTCCGGGTTGTAGTGCCGGGATCGCATAAACGCCGCCGCCCGATTGATGAGATTGCAGCGGCTATCCGTAAAGTTCTCGATGATCGTTTTTGGAATCGCTGCTTGCTGAAGTATGCCACGCGATGGCGCGAACATCTTCGGATTAGCCTGGGCGACGTGCGCCGCAGTGTTTCACCTTATTGCAGCAAAGAACGCGTGAACATATGGCGGGAACGTCGCCAGCGTAGCCGGGAGATCCTGGGCGGTCTGGAGATCGAGGATAAGGAAACCGGAGAACGCTTTTCGCTACTGGAGCAAATAGACAAAAGCACCTCTAACCCGGAAAAGCGCCGCGTTGAACTCATGACGAGAATCGGCGGTTTTGAAAAGGCCGCTAATGACTGGGGTTATGTCGGGAGCTATTTCACCATAACCACGCCGTCAAAATACCACGCCTACACAGCATTCGGTCATCGTAATGGTAAGTGGCAGGGTAGCAGCCCACGCGACGCACAAAAATATTTAAACACGATCTGGCAGCAAATCCGCGCAGAACTGGCGCGGGAAGATATCGGCGCTTTTGGTCTGCGTGTCGCGGAGCCTCATCATGATGGAACTCCGCACTGGCACGGCGTGCTATTCACTTTGCCAGAACATCAAAATGCATTGCGTGATGTATTACAGCGCTATGCCACGCGAGAGGATGCCGATGAGTTGACGACAAAACACGGCATTCATCCGCGCTTTGATTTTGGGGCAATTGAACCCGAAAAGGGCAGTGCAACGGGGTACATCGTTAAATACATCTCAAAAAATATCGATGGTTTCGCGCTGGATAACGAGAAATGCGACGAAAGCGGGCGACCACTGAAGGAAACGGCGCAACATGCTACTGCTTGGGCGTCAACGTGGGGGATCCGTCAATTTCAGTTTTTAAGCGGCGTCCCTGTCACGGTATGGCGCGAGCTGCGCAAAATGCGCGATCAGGAGAAGGCCGACCAGATCAATCCGCTGTTTGCTGAGATCCACCGCGCCGCAGATATCGGGGACTGGCAAGCGTTCGTTAATTTCATGGGCGGGCCACTGGTTAAGCGCTGCGATCTGCCTTTACGCACTTATTACGAGTATAAGCCCGAGGAAAACAGCTACGGGGAGTTTTTGCGCGTCATTAAAGGTCTTAGTATGCCTTTAATCAGTATCCCGCCAGTGATTACCAGGTTGCGGGAATTCCGCATTGTTAAAAAGTCACCGGAAGGCGCGGAGCGCCCCGGTGATTGCTGTTCATCTTTTGACCTTAAGGGCGCGTCTGCGCCCTCTGGGACTCGTGTCAATAACTGTACTGAGGCTGAAAAACAACCAGATCAGGAAGAGCCAGAACAATATGAAATCGGTCAAATGACGCGTGAGCAGAGAAGAAGGTTTACCGAAAGCGTCCGAAGCTACAAACCGGATCGCCAGAAGTCTCCGGCAGATGAGTTTGAAGATATGGCTTTTGCGATCACCGCAGGTGATTGCAGCGAAGCCGAGCGCGAACGGGCGGATACTTATATGAAAGTGGCAGAAGAGTTACGGCAGAGGGAAAGCGAAGCGCCAGCCAGGATCCCAATCGCCGCCCCATCGGCGGATCGAATCGCCATTTTAGATGATTATGCAAAATCCATAGGTATGGAGCTGAGCCAAGGGCAGCTTTCGCTATTACTGCGCGGTGAGCATTTGTACACTGGCGGTTATGTCGTTTCCGCAACGATTAACGGAGAGATACGACGCCGAAAAGATACCAGCCAGGACAGGAAAATTGCGAAAATCTGGCAGCACATGAAATCGCGGCATAACGTGGATAGCGGAGATATTAGATACGATCCTGTTGGTAATTATGCTGATATGTTAAAGAAGGCAGATCCAGAGGCTTGGCGAAGGTTTTTTGGCGGGGGAAAGTGAAATGATATTCAGTGCTGATATTGATTCGGGCATAGTTGACCGGCTAAAGATGGGGAAGTTACCTACCGTTACCTTGTCTTTATCTGCTTTACCAAAAGCAGGGGATACATTGCGAATTAATCGGATGAGAGGTGAAAGGCTGGAGGGAACGGAGGACTGCATTATTGTGTCTGCAATAGGTTATGGGGCCGAGGCTCATTGCATTACGCTGGAGTTAAAATTTCATGATTAATAAAGGGAAAAACCCCGCTTTCGCGGGGTCTTTTCATTCGGCTTGCAATAGATCCAGGGCAAATTGACGTTGATCGGGGCGGAGAGCGCCGATCGCGCCGACCAGCGCCCGCATCATGTCGTCGCTTGTTTTTGCGCTGGGGCTGAGGGTGTGTTTAAACGTAACCTCAGAAACAAATGTATGTCCGCACTCAATATCAGTGCAGCGACAATAAATCCTGATCACTTCCCCGCCTCTCGGCCTTCCTTGTTCGATTTGCGGATCGGATTTCTGTATCACCGCTGGCGCATGGCAGTATTTACAGAACATCTTTAAAACGCGCATATTCTTTACTCCGCAGGCTTCACTAACATATTCCCACGATCTTAGCGCATTTTTGCTCACGTTTCGCTCATTTGTCCTGTTCTTTGCTGTCATTTTCCGCATTTTCCGTGAGGTTGAATTGCAGTTTCAGGCGTGACGGGATTTCGGGATCCTCATTCACTGCCCGCATGAATTTACGTTGCAGAGGGATTACCTCATCCTTTCGGTATGTCGACCGCGCATTTTCAGGGTTTGGGAGCGAAGAGCTACGGTCGGGAATAATACCGGCGAGGCCAGCCGGGAAGCGATGCACGGTCAAGATATCCTGGGCGGAAATGCTTTTAACGTTATTGAATTCATCCTTGGCGTTAACCTCGCCGATGGGAATTAATTTCACGCCTTCAGGGTTGCCGCGCGGGATATTGATATACAGATTGGTAAAGTTGCCAACGCCTTTTGACTCCTGGATTTTCTCTTTGATTTCGGTTTCCACCTCCGTGGAAAGGTTCGGATCGTTGGTGTACAGAATAAAGCCCATGTGCGCACCGTTATTGTAATATTTGCGGCGAAAAATGGTCGCCTCACTGTTCAGTAACACGGAATGGATCCCCCCAATATAATCCGGTAGCCCGTAAATCTGCTGCCGGGGGTCGTAGGACTTAATATAGATAATGTCATCAGGAGAATAGACCAGCGGTTCACCCTCCTGAAGGATGACAAAATCCCCTGATTTTCTGCGCCGCAGATAAATAGACGGTAACGGAGTAAGGGCGCAGACACTCCCAAAAATATTGCGCTCTTTCAGTAGGGCCACATCACCGCATAGCAGGTAATCGAATGCCGCGCCCTCCAGCTCTTCATGTGTCAGACCGCCGCCGTTGTAATCGGCGGAGATCATATTTCGTCGGGCATACATTACCCCGCCGTGCTGGCTGTTCAGGTTGGGAAGTTGGGCCAGCGCGAGCCGGTCAATGGGTAAGCGCCAGTGATCGGCCTGTAGATCGTACTGAATATTGTAATATTCGGTGCCAGTGGTGAGGATTGGCTCTGGAGCGCCAAAGGTGATCACACTCCCTCGGCCCGCTGAGTGGTTTTGTGTTTGCGGCCCTTTGCCGCGCTTAATCGGTTTGCGTTTACTCATGCTGCTTTCCCAAAGGCCCATGTTGAGCTTCCCTCAAATTCATGATCGATAGGCTCATTAATCATGGCGTGAGAGATAGCAAAGAATATGTCGGCGTGACCGGTTGCCTCGGAGCGCTCGGCGACAAAGGTCATTTGTCCGCCGCTTGCAGTCGTCGTGCGACGGATAGCCATAAATGATGGGGCGATCTCAGCGCGATCGCGGGTAATTTCGTCTATTGCGTCTTTGCTCCACTCGATGCGCTTATGCTCGATGGTGTCGATCATCTTCGAAACCAGTTGGTTTTTGCTGTCAACGCTGTAATGAATCGGGCGCGTTTCGCGCGGCGCGAATTTAGACACCATGTCGTAGACGTTGCGCCCGATCCCGGTGATATCGATCCCGATGTGGGTGATATTAAAAATCCGCTTCAGCTCCTGGATCTGCTTGGCCTGATAGCTGAAATTTAACCCGCGCCAGTGCCAGATCATCAGCACGCGGAACCGCTCACCCTCATTGAGTGGCGGGGCAATAATGACGAATGTCGAGTTGTCGCCGGTACGCGCCGGATCGTAACCGGCCCACACTTCGCGATTACCAAACGGCCTGGCTGATTTAGGGTTAAAGTCCGCCCAGCGGGACGCATCAACAGCGCATTTCTCCAGATCGGAGAATTTGAAAACAGCGTCTTTGCTGTCAACAAAGATGCACATATACAGCATGTTGTAGGCGCTTTCGCTGTAGCGATTTTTGAGTCGTTCGATATCAACCAGCTTATCCAGACCGCCCGCGACCGCCATTTCCATAGTAATGACATATCGCCAGAGTGTATCCGGGCAGCGCTGACCCGCTTTTTGCAGCGCTTTATCGGTCGGGAACGGAATAACTTTGCGTTTATTGTCATCCTCTTTCCAGTGATCCCCGGTCCATACCGGGTAGGCCTGGTGCGTTTTGGCGCTTGGGGTGGAAAAGTAGGTTGTTCTGAATCGCTTTTGTGTCGTCATGGCGCTGGCGACTTCGTGCAGCTTCGCAAATTTCGGGATCCAGAAAATTTCATCGCCGTACAGGTGACCGTTGAACCCCTGCGCGGTGCTGGCGTTTGTCGAAAGAAAACGCAGGATTGCGCCGTTACTCAGCTTGATTTTGTTGCGGGTAGATGACAGGCGCACGCCGAAATGCTGTTCGGCGATCTCGATGATATATTGCTGGAAGATCTCCGCCTGGGCGCGGGACGCGGAGAAAAATACCTGGTTATCACCGGAAAGGCACGCATCCTCGAAAGCCTCAAAGGCAAAATAAAAGGTCATGCCGATCTGGCGGGCCTTGAGGATAAATCGCCAATCCTCTTGTTTATGCTCGCGTACATAGAGTTGATATTCGAAAAGGTGTGCCTGCGCCCACTCTTCGAACACCTCCGCCGTCAGGTGCGATACATCATTCTTCTTACGGCGTCCTTTTCGACCGGCTCCGCTTTCGCGATCGGCGGTATCCCCGGAATCGTCATAATTTGCGGCATCGCTGCGGGCTTTGATCTCCGCCATTTTCTCGGCGTGCTTGTTACGTTGCCCCACGAGCTTAACGTGCTGCGCGACAAGATCGCGCATTTCGACCAGTTCCAGCTCGGTTTTGCCGTTTTTTTGCGCCAGCAGGTTATAGCGCCGGTTGATCGCCTCTTCCATTGACTCATAGGCAATGAGTTTGGCCCACTGGTATTTTTTAGACCAGTTATAGACGGTGCGTTGCGGGATGCTTAATTCCTGCGCAATCTCTTTGGGTGTAAACCCTTTAATATAAAGACCGCGTGCAGCGATTTTTATTTCTTCTGGATATCGGCTCATGAGCCTATTATGACGTGAAGAAAGATCTATTTTTTAAATATAATTATGATAACTACGGCTAAGCGGTTATATCCGAGTTTATCAGAGCGATATTAAGTGCACCGGTTATTTTAATGATTAATAATCCACTTATCGAAAAGTGGAGCTAAGCCAATGTCGGAAAAAATATCGGATTGGATCTGCATTTGTGCAGCGGGTCAATCTGTTCTGGGAGAGCCAATAAAAGAAGAGGTTATCCAGGAGGCGGCAGATAACTACGACACCAGTTTTTATACTGCCATGATTTGGCCTAATCATCCGTGGCCCGAGGTTGGCGGCTATCTTGCCCGTGAAATGTATACCTACAATCTCGGGCGGGTTGTTGAGATGAAAGCCGAGAGAGAGGGCGGTGTATTAAAGTTATTTGCCCGGTATGCGCCTAATCAATTTCTGATTAACTTAAATAATGATGGTCAACGCCTTTTCTCATCTGCTGAATTCGATTTAGATTTCCAGGGGGAAGGGAAAATTTATATGACGGGCGTCACCGCGACGGATATTCCCGCCAGTACACATACGCAAATGATGCAATTTTCAGCAGCAAATAAGCGCGATGGCGTTTTGCGTAGTGATTTTAACGAGTTTTCATTAGGTGCGTTATCTGAAGGAAATAAAAAAGAGCAATCGATATTTAGTCGTTTTTTTTCTCCGCGCATTAATCAGCAAAAATTATCCGTAACAGACAATGAACCCGAAGAGGATCCAGAAAAAATGGAAGAACTCAAAGCATTAATAGAAAAATTAGCGGCGCGGCTGGATGCACTGGAGGGCGCGGCGAAAGGTGATGAGACCGACACTCCATCCGAAGCGGCAGACGAAGTGCAGGAGCAGGCCGAAGAGATCGCCATCCTGGCGGAAGAGGTCGTGGCGCTGGCGGAAGAAGTTGCGGAGAACCCGGAAGATGAGGTGGTTAACGCTGAATTCAGCGCCGCAAAGGCGCAGTTTACTGAAAAATTCCGGGCGTTTACCGCTGCGGATCCCACCTTTGCCACGCGTAAGCGCCGCGCCGCGAAAGCGTTTAGCGCCGCACGCCAGCAATCACGCGAGGGAGCACAAGAAACCGCCGCGCTTCGCCAGGAACTCAAGGAAATGAAACAGTTACTTTCCGCCGCAACAGGCAAATCTGTTACTAAGACGCCGAGCGGTGCGCCAGCGACTGAAGAGAAAGCGTGTGTTCTCTGATCGTCTTTAACTAATTAATTATCAGGGGTTTAGCATGGCAAACTTACACGACGTCAAACGTCGTATTCAGGCCTATCTCTCAGCTATGGCGCTGACGTATGGCGTAGAGTCAACGAAAGAATTTTTCGCGATCACCTCGCCGATTGATACCAAGCTACGCGATGCGTTGATGCACAGTGTGCAGTTTTTGGGGGAGATCAATATGCAGCATGTTGATCAGATCTCCGGGCAGGTCGTGGTAACGGGGACGCCGGGTATTTACACCGGGCGCTCATCTTCGGGCCGCTTTAATCGTGAACTGGGAAACTCCGGGAATACCTATGAGTTAAACGAGCTGGATTCCGGCTCATACCTTCCCTATAAAACGCTGGTTGCCTGGGCGAACGCTGGCAGCGATCAGGAGTTTATTAACCGCATCCAGGCGTTTAGCAATAAAAGTTTTGCGCTGGATATCCTGCGGATCGGTTTTAACGGACTCAGGGCCGATCCTGATACCGATCCGGTGGCAAATCCGCTCGGTGAGGATGTTGCGCCGGGCTGGCATAAGATTGTCGAAGACCGCTCCCCGATTCAGATTGTGAAAGACCCGATCACCCTCGACCGTTCTGCGCCTCCGGCTTCAGGCGGAAACTATGTTTCGCTGGATGCCATCGTGACCGATATCAAAATGAATCTGATTATCGAGTCAGAGCGCGAAAACCCTGATTTGGTCGCGCTTATTGGTGCGGATCTTCTTGGGGCGGACGCTACCAGCCTGATGAACCGTATCGATCGCCCGACAGAGAAAGTCGCCGCCCAGCTTATTAATCGTGAAGTAGGTGGCCTGAAAGCCTATTCCCCGCCGTACTTTAAGCCGGGTTGCGTGACGGTTACGACACTCTGGAACCTGCATCACTATGTGCAGCAGGGGACGGAAATGCGCAAGGCGGAGTGGGTGGATGATCGTAAGCGGTTCGAAAATAACTATCTGCGTATGGCGGGTTATGCCGTCGAGTATGACGAGTTATACGGATCCTTTGACAACATCACGGCGGCAGCTTAACAGCGGGGCGTTTTTATGACTATGACCACTGCGCAGCGCTGGCGAGCAAAAATCCTTGCTCAGCAGCAGCTACAGGCCCGTGAAGCGCTGGAAGGTACCCCGCAAAATCTGGGGGTGATTGACCAGGATTTGCATCTTGATATCGAGCAATTACGCGATATTGAACGGATCGATCAAAGGGCAGAGCGCAAGCGGGATGTGTTGTTGCCTAAGTGGTTGCCCCAGGTCGAAAAGTACATTCAGTCCGGCGAATCCTACCCGTTTTTGCCTCTGGTGTACTGCATGGTGTGGTTGATCGACACGGGGGAGTTTGAACACGGAATCGATCTGGCAGAGGTCGCCATTGCGCAGGGTCAAAAGATGCCGGAAAACTTCGATAACTCCCCAGGCGCATTTATTGCCGACAACCTCCGGGATTGGGTGGAACTTGAATACCGGCAGGGTCATAGCGTGGAGCCGTTTTTTACGCGCATTTTCACGCTAATTACTGAGAAATGGCAGCTCCATGAAGAGCTAACCGCACGCTGGTATGTTCTGGCGGCTCGCCTGGCGTTGCGTGGCGCGGACGGCAAAGAGACCGCCCCCAGCATGATCAGTAACGTTGATACGCTGGAGAAGGCGGCGGCATTGCTGGCTAAAGCCGATGAGGTTTGCCCGAAAAAGTCCGGCACTAAGACACTGACAAACAAGATCGCGTCACGCCTGCGGGCGTTGACGCGGGATTAACCGACTGCCCCCGGCAGAAGCGGGCGAGGCCGAGGGGAAAATCTTGTGATTTTCTGGCCGTGGAAGCCTGTCTGCCCGCTTTCTTTGAGGATTAATCATGCGTCATGCAAGCCTGGGATTCAGTGGTAAACCGATTGATTACACCGATGAGGTGATCGCTAACGGGGAATCATTCTGGCCCGATCTCAACCTGGGGGAGTTTCAGCGGCAGCGATCGCTACCGGTTAACCTCCCGCCAGATACGGCGATCATTGCCGTTTTGACCACTATCGCGGAAATCAACCGCGACCTGATTGATGTGGTTACGGGGCACCAGGCAAAGGGGCACGCAACGGCGCTTGAGGTGCCTGGCGCGAGGGCGGGCGATGAAAACCAGTTAACCGCGCAGTACAAAAAAGCGGTTTACGCCAGGGCAAAGGCCGATCTTGTGGGGGAATTTCAGACGATTGGGCGGCGCGATACCCTCCCCGGCGAGGAGGGCCAGGATACGCGCGAAAGCCTGCTGGCTGAGGCGGCGTTAGTGATTCGCAATATGAAAGGGTTCGGGCGCGTGGGAGTTTACCAGGTATGAGTAGATCGCAGCTTGACGATCTGACGGCGTTTTTAAACGAAAGAATGCCTCCGCGTGCGTTTCAGGCGTTTGCCGCCGAGGCAGAATCCGGGCGCATGGTGCGGACCACGAAAGATCTGGGTAACGGACGATTTCGCATCTGCGCGGTGCGCTACTCAGTAACGCTGAGTTGGATCGATTTTCCTTTCCGGCAGTATCCGCCCGCGCTTGTGTATGCGCACGTTGCGGCCTGGATTGAAGAACGTCAGACGATACCGGCAGGTATGAGCCTTGAGCAATCAGAGCCGCAGATAGACCCGACGCTGAACCATGAGCGGGCCGGTGATCTGTATATCACCATGGAGGTTATTGATGAGGTGGTGATTATTCAGGATCCGCGTGGAGAGATAGAGCTTATGGGGCATCTGTGGACGCTGGAAGATCCGCGCATTGATACCGCCGAAGAGTTCGATCTCTCCGTCACGGTAGCGGGTGGCGAATGATTGAGGGTGGCATTAGCCAGCGCCAGATCGCCACGCTAAAAAACGAGATCAACAAGCGCGACTTAAAGCCGCGCCAGCGTCAACGCCTGCTGTGGCGTATCGCGAAATATGGCGTGATTGCTGCGGCAAAACGGAATCAGCGCCAGCAAACGGATCCCGATGGCACACCGTGGCCCGCCCGTAAGCGCGGTAAAAAAAAGATGCTAAGAGGATTGCCGCGCCTCCTGGCGGTCAGGGAAAACCGGGAGGCGGAATCCGTCACGATTTATCTGAGAGGGAAGGGCGGCAGGGCGTTGAGTGCCGGAGCATTGGGCCAGATACACGCCAGCGGCGCGGAGATCACCGGCAGGGCATCCAGCCAGCCAAAACGGCAGCAGGATGGGCCAGCGACGCGCAAACAGGCGGCACGCTTGCGAAAATTGGGATTCAAGCGCCGCGATCGGGGCCGCTGGGTAAATGCTCCAGCCTCCTGGATCATGCAGAACATGAGCGAAGCCCAGGCGGGAGTAGTAATCCGCGAAATGAGCGGGGAACCGGTAAAACAGACGTGGAAAATTGTGCTTCCGGCTCGCGCATTCCTCGGGGTGAACGATCAGGAATTTAATAAGATTTTGGCGCGGCAGTTACAGGCGATCGATTTTGGTTGGCAGGTAACGGCGCAGGATATCAGGGGGAAAGTGTAATGACCTGGCCTAGTGTAGACATTAATCAACTTAATCAGCGGCAGGGTGAGATCGCCGGAATCGAAAGGATCATGCTCTTTGTGGGTCATGCATCAAAAGCGCTCGGGGATAAAAGCCCGATGAGGGCGTTAAACGCTCAATCGGATATTGACGAAAGTCTGTCAGAGGCGGGGGCTGTGCTGCTGGAGAACGTCCGCGCCGCACAGCTTAACGCCGGTCAAAACTGGTCGGCTTACGCCATGCTTCTCGAACCGGATGATGATAACTGGACAGCGGCGATCACTGCTGCCATGTCATCTGTCAGTGTTGAAGGCGTTTTGGTCTGCGCGGAGATCAGCGAAAAATCAGCGGGTCGCACGCTGATTAATCAGCTTCACGCCCTCCGGGCTTCAATTATCAGCAGTCTCGGACGCTGGATCTGGTTTATTGCGACCGTGGCGGGGCCTCTGAAGATGCCGACTAAATGCGCCTGGGAGGATTACCGGGTATTCATTAATGATCTGACCAAAGATATTGCCGCGAATAGCGTTCAGCTCGTCCCCTCCCTGTGGGGGAATGAGGCGGGCGTGTTGTCGGGTCGCCTGTGTAATCGCGCGGTCACGATCGCCGACAGTCCAGCCCGTGTTGAAACGGGGGAATTGCTCGGAATGGGGATTGACTCAAGCGATCTCCCTGTTGATGCGGATGGTCTGGAGGTGTCGCTTGCGGACCTCAAAGCATTGCATGATCTGCGTTGCAGCGTCCCTATGTGGTATTCAGATTACGAGGGGCTGTACTGGTCGGACGGGTTAATGCTGGAAGTGAAAGGCGGAGACTTTGAGGCGATCGAGTATCTGAGGGTTGCGGATAAGGTCGCCAGGAATACCCGTATCCGCGCGATCGGTAAAATTGCCAACCGCAATCTCAATACAACGCCAAGCAGCATCGAGACACATCAGACCTATTTTGCAGGGATCCTGCGGGAAATGGCAAAGACGCTGCAAATCAACGGCGTAACTTTCCCCGGCGAGGTTGAGTCACCGAAAGAGGGTGATGTGTTGATCTCCTGGACGACAAAAACCCGAGTCGCAATTGTGATTGTGGTCCGCCCGTATGCGTGCCCGAAAGAGATCACCGTGTCGATTGTGCTCGATCGCTCACTGGAGGATGACGCATGACACAGAGAATTGGCGGCGCGGACTTTGATATTACGGTCGGCACTGAATTGATCCATGTTGAAACGGCAACGCTAGACATTGAGGACAACGGCGCGACCGCACAAACAAACGGCGTGCCGGATGGTTGGGTAAAAGGGGATAAATCGGCTTCCGGTGAAATGGTTGTCAGTGAGAGTGAGTTTAAAAAGCTTCTGGCGCAGGCTCGCGCGGCGGGGAGTTGGGAGGATCTGCGACCGGCTGACCTGCTGTTCTACGCAAAGACCTACAGTGATTTTGTGAAGATCGAGGCGTTCGGGTGCAAGTTTAAGATCTCATCTCTCCTGAATATCGATTCAAAAGGCGGGGAAAAATCCACGCGCACATTACCTTTCGAGGTGACGTCGCCGGACTTTATCCACCTTGATGGGGTTCCGTATATCGGGCCGGATTCTTTAAACGGCATCACGGGGTAAAAGCTAATGCTGGGCGCGTGGCCTTTGGTGTTGCTCCTGTTTTTTATCGGCGCAGCGATCGAACTGGCCCGCCTGCTGAATAGCGATGATGAGATCACGTTACGGCTTGCCGTTGGCAGGATGCTTGCGGGGGCAATAACGGCAATGCTGGCGCTTTTGATAAAAGTCAGAAGCCCGGATATTGAGGATCTTGCTGTTGTTGGGTTGGGTGCCGCCGTGGCGGCGGTGGGATACACCGCCGTACAACCGACACTTAAGCGGGTGATTAGGGCGCTGCTGAATGCCAGGCAAGGCGAAAATGATCGAGAGGATAACCCATGATGAAAGACAAGATTTTCAATGAGTTGCTAGGAAAAGAGGGCGGATACGTTAATCACCCTTCAGATCGTGGCGGGCCAACAAAGTGGGGGATTACTGAGAAAGTGGCCCGCGCCCATGGCTATAGCGGCAGTATGAAAGATCTCACGCGGGAACGTGCGCTAAGCATCTATGAGGCGGATTACTGGTACGGTCCGAGGTTTGACCAGGTGGCGGAGTTGTCGCCGGATATTGCCGCCGAGCTTTGTGATACCGGCGTGAATATGGGGCCAGCCGTTGCCAGTAAATTTTTGCAGCGCTGGTTAAATGTGATGAATAAGCGCGGCACGCTTTACCCGGATTTAATCGCCGATGGTCTGATCGGCTCACGGACAATTAATGCATTGCGGGCATATCTCGACAACAGAAAACAGGACGGATTAACAGTGATGTTACGGGGGCTGAATTGTAGCCAGGGCGCACGTTATCTTGATATTACCGAAGCGCGGGAGGCTAACGAGGAATTTATTTTTGGTTGGCTGTTAAATCGCGTCAATATTCCATGCCTCAATAAACAGGGTGGCGGGGGGTAGTATGTTATCGCGTTGGATCTCGGGTTCATTTCCGGCTATCTGGATCGGCTTATTTATTGGAGCTATTGCATCAGCGGTTCATGTTGATACGTCAATTCAAAAAGGTATCGCTAAGGCCGCTGGAATGTCACCCACGGAGCGAACGCAGTTAATTATAGATATCTCCAGCGCTTCTGCCGATGAGTTAGAGTCACGATTACAGGATTTACACAGCAATGAAATCAGGGTTGAAAAGCATTTTACGACTGAAGTCATTAAACCTGTATTTACTAATGTTTGCGCTTCTGATGAGTACGTCAGGTTGTTCAACGACTCCGCAGAGAGAGCCGAGCGTAGGCTATCAGGCAAACATGATGCGGACGTGCCCGGAACAGCTTCCCAGGCTGAAAGGTAATACAGGAAATGATTTTGACGCGGCGTTGCGTCAGTGTGTAGCGCAATATATTGATTGCGCCCCGCGTCATAATCAGTTGGTTAAAGAAATTAAATTAAGAGAGGCTATTAAATGAGTAATGAAAATACTGTAATCACGGTGGTTATTCTGGGGCATGAGCTGGTATTCCATCCGACCGAAACCGCCTATAACCAGTTTTTAAACGAAGCGGCGCGTAAACCTAACGTTATGGGGGTATTACGTGAATATATTCAAAAAATCGTTGCACCGGAAAGCCGGGAGGAGCTGAAAGAAATTATCCGGCGTCCGGGCGTTGCCGGAAAATTGGTCGAGCTTGTCAATGATGAATATGCGCCAGATATTGAGGCTTTTATCAAGCGGTAGAAGACGCCTATCAATATATTAAGGGAAACAACCTTGAGCAATTTTTAACGTTGCGTCGGCATTTTTTACCGCATTATTCAGACAGTGAAGAGCCTCCAGACAGCGCGTTAAATATAGGTCGCGCTCGCTGGCTGGCGGAATATTTTCACGATCAGCAAACTAACGCGACCTCGGCGGGATTTTCATATGCTATGAGCGGGAAGAAAAGCTAATGAAAGAACTGGAATTCGTCCTCAAATTAAAAAATAAACTCTCCGCTCCGCTGGGAAAGGCGGGGCAGACCGTCGATCGTTTCGCGAATAATTCTGTTAATGCATTAAAGCGGGTGGGCGTTGGCCTGGCGGGACTTTGGGCGACGGCAAAATCCCTGGGGGCGGCGCTTAAGCCCGCCATAGGGATCCGCTCGGCGCTCGATGAGCTTTCAACGCGTGGCGTAGGCGATCAGGCGCTGGAAAAAATCAGCAAACAAGCGGCGCGGTTTAGTACGGAATTTGGCACTGCTCAGGAAGATTTTATTAACTCCGTGACGGCTATTCGATCGTCGCTGAATGGGCTTTCTGATGCTGAATTGCCAGGTGTGGCGCGTGCCGTCAACGTCCTGGCGGTGGCAATGAAAACAACCGGCGACCAGGCGGCGGGCTATATTGCCGATCTTGCGGCGAATTTCACTGAGGACGTGGAGCGAATGGGGCGGGTTCATTTCGCTGAATCGTTCGCGTCTAAAACTGCCTGGCTTGTTCGCAATACCGGGCAGGATATGGCAAAGATCCAGGCGCTGATTAATGGCGCTAAAGGGATGGGATCCGGCTATGGTGTTGGCGCTGATGAGCAGTTAGCGGTTCTGGGCGAGTTGTCCGCTCCGCTAGGGTCGGGGGCTGGCGCGGTTTATGAGGCATTCCTTAAAAATGCCCGTGAAGGCGGTAAACAGCTTGGCGTAACGCTGACGGATGCGGCGGGAAGGTTGCTTTCCTTCCCGGATATCCTGGAAAAATTACAGGCTAAATACGGGTCATCCGTTACCGGCAATATTAAGTTGCAGGAAAAGCTAAATAAATCATTTGGTAAAGGCGCTGAGGCTTTAATCAAGGCCTGGGGATCTGCCGATAAACTCCGTAAAAACATCAAAGAACTCCAGGGACAGCAAGGTTTGTCCGGCGCGGCAGATATGGCGGCAAAAATCAGTGATATTGGCGATCGCCTCAGTAATACCGGTACCAGGATTAAGGCGGCATTTGGCGCGGCGTTATTACCAGTATTTGAGCCGCTGTTTAACTGGATCATTAAGGTCGGGTCGGGTTTTGCCCGCTGGCTGGAAATGTTCCCCAATATAACCCGCTGGCTGGGATATATCAGCATTCTCTTAGCAGCGGTTGCGGGCCTTGCCTCTCTGGTTGCCCTGGCGGCGGGTGTGAAGCTGGTAGGGGGATTGCTTGGGCTGGGTAAGGTTCTGTCGATCCTGAAGTTTGGCCTTGCCGGAGTGACCGGCGCACTTTCGCTGCTTAACCTCAGCCTGTTACCGACGCGGATCGGATTGCTGGCGCTCGCTGTTCAGGCTAAGGCCGTGGCGCTGTGGGCGGGTATCTGCAAGGCGGCGATCGTGGCCTGGAATGTGGTGCTGGGCGTGGGGGCGGTGGCAATGAAGGTCTACGCCGCTGCGACCGCACTGGCTGGCGCGGCACTGCAATTTTTGATGAGTCCCATCACCCTGATCGTTCTGGCGGTCGCCGCGCTGGCGGCGGGGATCTGGTTTGTCGTCACGCGCTGGGATTCCCTGTACGCGGCCTTTTCGGAAACCAGCGAATTTAAGGCGCTTGCCGCGCTCTTTGAGTGGCTGGGTGAGGTTGTGAGCGGGGTGTGGTCCGGGATCTGTGCGGGCTGGAATGCGGTGATTGATTATTTCTCGGGACGGTCGCCGCTGGAAGTTTTCCGGGATATCACGGACGGGATCGCCGGTATTTTCTCGGGATTATGGGAGAGCATTACGCGCTCTTTCGGTAAAACCTATAACTGGATCGTGTCGAAGTTAAACAAACTACCCGGCGTCAATATAGAAATGAAAGATCTGACCTCCCCGCAACCCGAAGCAAAGGAACCGCAGAAGATGAGCGCCCCGGCTGGCAGCGTTGCACCGCGTATCGCGGCGGGTGGAGTGGCTAAAGCGCTTGCTGACAACCGGCAGACGGATAACAGCACCAACATTAACGAACTGCATTTGCATCCTGAGAACCGGGAGACGTTCGACACACTGCGCGAATCACTGGAGCTTGCAGCATCATGAGTGACGAAAAAGAGCTTTATTTCGATCTGCTGATTACTGACAAAAATTTCACGTTAAACCCTGGCAATGAGCCGGTTTTATGCAAAAACCGGGACAGCATCGGACAAGACATTATTCACATGATTATTGAATCCGCGCTGACGAAACAGCTGATCGCCGAGCGTAGCCGCGTGTTGCGCGGTGACGTGTTGTTGCAGCTTGAGCTACTTGTTGAAACCGATGCGCGGATTGTTGCTGGTACGGTGAGGATCACCGAGGGCGGATCGGGACGGTATCTCATCGCGGCGGAAACACGGGATTTTGGCCCGATATCAGGGGAGCTTATCGTATGAGCGCGAAGCCGGATCCAGACTATGAAAGCATCCTTGCATCAAAGGGGTTGCCCGTCACGGAAAAGCAGATCAAGGCGGAATTTACGGAAATCGTCAAGGGTGAGGGATTAATCACAAACACCTCGAAAATGTCGCCATTCTGGCGGCTAATTATGGCTATTGTGACCGCGCCAGTGCTGTGGCTCAAAGATGCGCTGGTAAACGTCGTCATGCGCAATGGCTTTCTTGCGACCGCCGAGGGCGTGTTTCTGGAGCTATTCGCCTGGGCGGTAAATCTGGAGCGCAAAGGCTCCACGGCACTGGCTGGCGAGATAAGGTTTATTAAGTCAGATCCTGCGCGTGAGGTGACGGTGACGCAGGGTGTCATCATTCAGACCGAGCGTATTGATGGGGTGATCTATCAGGTGCAGGTGTCGGTTGATACGGTGATTGCGGGTGGCCTGGAAAGCCAGTTGCTTCCCGTTGTTGCCCTGGGTGATGGCAGCGCATACAACCTGGCTCCGGGTTATTTTCGGATCCTGCCGGTCGCTATTGATGGCATCGCCAGCGCCCAGAGTGAGGAAGACTGGATCACAAGCCCGGGGGCGGACGTTGAGCGCGATGATGATCTGCGGGACCGGGTTAAGAATCAGTACAACCTGGTGACGCAGTATCACATTGATGCTGTTTATCGTGGGCTTATCAGCAGCATTGCCGGACTGACTACCGACCGCATTTATTTTGAGCATGACGCGCCGCGCGGGCCGGGTACCGCAAACGTATATCTTTTGCTTGATGCCGGGGTGTCATCCGCTCCATTTATCGAACTGGTGAATAATACCGTGATGGGGCAGGGGAACCACGGTCACGGCGATGATGTGCTGTGTATTGCTATGCCGGAGACGCAGTATGATCTAAATGTTGTGTTGTATCTGTATTCGTCTGCCATTCTGACTGACGAAGAGCGGGAATTATTAAAGGCCAGCGCCTCTAATTTGATCCGCTGTGCATTCCGGCAAAATAGCGTCTATAGCGTTGAAAAAACGTGGCCTTATGCCCGTTTCTCTATGTCGCGTCTGGGGGAAGAGTTGCATAATACTTTCCCGGAAATAGAATCCGTTGTGTTCTCCCGTGGGGATATTCTGAGCGATCTGGACGTGCCGCGCCTGCGGTCGCTGGGGGTGTCCTTTGGATAAGTTGCCCGATCTCAATCTCCCCGTATGGATGAACAAAGGCGAGCCGTTAACGCTGGCTCACGCCACTCACACGTGGTGGCAGCGCGTCTATGACTGGATGACTTTTCCCCTGGCGCAGATCGACGCCGACACGTGCGATGAGGAAATGTTGTCGCTGTTAGCCTATCAGCGCGACATTGAGCGATTCTCGGGGGAGTCGCTAAGTCTTTTCCGTTTGCGTGTTAAGCACGCGTTTCCGAATGCGCAGGATGCGGCGAGCCTCGCCGGGTTTGAGCGTATCTTTGCTCGCCTGGAGATTGGTACGCTGCAACAACTGGAGCGCCAGATTAATTACGATTGGGATGTAATCCTGCTGCGCATCAATGATGAGCAACTGAGCCGGGATAATGCATTGATGATGCGCCTTGTCCGTCAGTATGGGCGCACCTGTAGGCGTTATTTTTTTGATGTGCTTAATGAGACGTCGGCGGTCATTCGTGGAGGGCATTTTGACAACGACGCGCGGTACTGGTCAGCGCGCGCCATTGTCCGGCCTGCGAGCGTGACGGCCACACCTGCAACGCTTTCACTGGCTCCGGGCGATTCCGGGATCGTGATTGTCGAGGTTCTCCCTGAAGATGCGGAAGATCGCAGTTTTTCAGTGCATTGCTCTGATAACAGCAAGATTTCGGTTGTGATTAAAGGCAGTCAACTGACTGTGACGGGCAAAGTGCGCGGTGATGCAACAATCATGATTGCGACCAACGACGGGAATTTAACTGCGGTGGTTAATGTCTCTGTGGTTGCGGTTCTTAAATTTGTGACACGTATTGATAATCCTTCCCGCCCACTTTTCTATGTGCGCATGGATGAGGATTTCACGATTGATTACGGCGACGGCATCGACAGCCGGGAATACCGTTTTGATGCTGCCAGTGCCGTGTACGGCTGGGTTATCCCTACCCGCTCACTGGAGGCGGGCCAGGAATACACCATAACGGTTAAGAACACTGAAAGCGCCAGTTTCCAGCGCACTATGGGTAACGTTTCAGTAACGTTGAACCCCGTGCAGGAAATCATTCTTTTGACGGGAGAAAGGGACAATCTTGTTTCTTTCGCGAGCGGCGCAACCGGTCTTTACAAGGTTCATGCAGGGGCTTTTGACGATCTGCCGAATATTCAGAATTGTAACTCTGTTTTTCGGGGCTGCTCCTCGCTGACTGAACTACCAGAGGGTTTATTTACGCGGTTTACTGGTGCCACAAATTTCTCGTCGGCGTTTTATGGCTGCACGGCACTGGCTGCTGTTCCTGATGGGCTGTTCAGTGAATTATCTCAGGTGACGCTATTCACCTCAGTGTTTGAGAACTGCACGCGCCTGCTGAGTGCTGGCAAAAACACATTCCGGGGCTGTGCTGCTGCGACGCATTTCACCAGCGCGTTTTCGGGATGCACATCCCTTGTCGATACCGGGACGGGTATTTTTAACGGGTGTGTCAGTGGAAATAACTTCGGTTATACCTTCGATGGATGCCGTGCGCTGACAACATTATCAGCAGATTTATTCAGCGATGTGCCTGGTGGCGTCTTTACTGCGATTTTCAGAAGCTGCACGGCGCTGACGCAGCTACCGCCGCGCCTGTTCCGCAACTGCCTGGAAGCTACGCATTTCGGCGGGTCATTCAGTGGATGCACGCAGCTGCTTTCTGTGCCTGATGAATTCTTTAAGGATTTACCCCTGGCTAACCATTTTGGAACCGTTTTTTCCGGCTGTTCTTCACTGGTAAAAGCGGGAAAAGCTGTGTTTTCTGGCTGTGCGCTTGCGCAAACATTTTCCTCCGCTTTT